GTATAAGAACACAAGGAATGGTACCGCAAGGATCTATCCCTGAAGGCCAGCAGTGGCATTAAGTACGTGAGCAAGTGGTGTGTTGTCGGTGGGGTGCGGCGGTGTCTATCCCTTTCTGATAGATGCAGCAAACGCATGGTAACTCGTAAATCCTGCCGCTCCGCGCTGAGGTTTAAAAGGAGAGGAAGAAGTGAATCTCGGAATATATGCAATCATGGCTTACGCCGCAGGTGCGAATCCATCACCCAGGGATAGAAGGTGGAGACTAGAGGATATGCACGTGGATACTCCACAACCAGAAGCAGAGAAGCGGGCATATTTAAAAGCAGCAAAAGAAAAGCGTGAACGTAGAAGGCTAAAACGGGAGGTGCGCTATGGTAAAGCGAGTGGTTGAGGAATATGGAGTTTGTCGCGCGTGTGGTTGTACCGATGGTAACGCTTGTATGGATGATTACGGTATCCCGTGCTCTTGGGCTAATGATAAGCATACTTTATGCACTGTATGCGAAGGAATTAGCGAAACAATGAAGAATTGTTTATCGATTAAATGGAAGCAGGCCTCAGAATTGGACTATCCTAGTAATTTGTCAAGGGCAATCGGAAAAATAAAAGTTCGCGGCGCTAGTGTCCAAGACTACATTAACGGAGAATGGCGGCATCCCAAACACCGCAGGCCCAGTAGTCGGAGAGACAACCCGATATCAATAGTTCGGGATTTATGGATTCGCGCAGGATATGCTCCAAAGAACAAAGAGGAGCGCGAGGCGTGGGATTTTGTGCTTGGACAGTTATATTTATACGCTGCGGGAAAAATTAAAGGAGCGATAGTGTTTGATTGTTTGCCGATGAGGAGGGCGAATGCCTAAATGCAACATCTGTGAATCGGAGTTTACACCCGTAAGGTCATGGCAGGCGACGTGTAAGAAACCGGAATGTCAGAGAAAAAACCGGAACAGAATCGCCCAGGAGTGGAGAAAGAAACACCCGGAGTATTACCGGGAATATGCGAGGTTGTAAAAATGCACATCATATCGGCAAAGATACATCTTACAAGAGAAGAGTTTAACATAAGAAAAATAGGTTCAAAGAGGAAAATCAAAATAATGGGAACTACTCTTTATCTAAAGAGTATAAATTATCCAGCCTTGTGCGACCGCGAGTGCGCAGGAATAGATTGCGTGACAATAGAAGTGGTATCATAATTATGAAACATTTGCCTCCTAAATTTTGAAGAATAACCCTCGCGCGGAAATTTTTCCCAAGGATGAACCTTATCCTGGAAGAATATATATAAAGATTGAGAGTCTTCAACCGTTAGCGACCTTATCGGGAAAAGCAAAATAACGTTATTTGATTTGTAAAGAATACTGCATAGTGTAGAATTTAAACTGTAAGGCAGACGGGGTCGCTCCCTATCTGTAAAAGTTTTTAAGCCGGTAATTCCGTGGGCCACGGCCATGGGGTTACCGGATTTTTATTTGTCCAAAAGGATTAACCAACATTGAAGAAAAACCAGAATAAAAACAAACTCACCCATCACGAGCAACTCCAATTAAAGCAATGGCTTGCGGAAGATTGGAGTTACTCCGTAATTATAGATTTCCTAAAGGAAAGATTTAATAAAGAAGTATCTCAATCGTGTCTTTCTTATTATTCTTCCCATTATAAGGACGAAATAGATTCTACTCGAAAAACAATAAACTCCGACGTGAAGAATGTTCCCATATCCAGCAAGGTAGTCCGTCAACGTCGTAGAGAAAAGATATACCAGATATATTTCTCAAAAGGAGAATATGCTCGCGCGTTAGCAGTTATCGACGACATTGACAAAATGGAATCGCCTACCCCGGATAAATCAGGGATCCATATAGGTATCAATAACACAAACACAAACAACAATTCGGCGTTAAGCCAATTGTCTGACCAGGAGCTCGATGAACTCAGTCGCGGAATTATCGCAAGAAGACAAGCTGTCAATAATTAAGATTGATGCCGAGAAATCTCGCCGTCATTATCTCGACTATTGCCATTATACCGACCGGAACTATCAGTCTCCGCCGCATATACGGTATTTAATCTCTAAGCTCGAGGCGTTAGAGCGCGGAGATATTAAGCGGCTGATGATATTTATGCCGCCGCGGAACGGCAAGTCAGAAACCGTTTCCCGGAAGTTTCCCTCCTGGTATTTAGGCCGAAATCCTGATCACAACGTGATTCTTTCTTCATACGCTTATAGCCTTGCTCGCGGGTTTTCTAAAGATAACCGCGACATGATAGAGAGCCGCATATACAAGACAGTTTTTCCAATAGCGACAAAAGACGATTCGCGCGCAGTCAATGATTGGGATATTGCCGATCATCGCGGCGGGATGCTTACCGCAGGCGTGGGCGGTTCGATCACCGGATACGGGGCGAATCTGTTTATTATCGACGACCCGTTTAAGGACCATAAAGAAGCGGAATCGCAGCTTATCCGGGAAAACGTCTGGCAGTGGTACCGCAGCGTTGTCTTAACCAGGCTTGAGCCTAACGCCAAACTGATTTTGATAATGACCCGCTGGCATCGTGACGACCTTGCCGGCCGCATTTTAGCTGAGGATAAAGATTGGGAAATTGTGAACTTTCCGGCCCTTGCGGAGACCGACGACATCTTGCAGAGAAAAGAGGGCCTGGCATTGTGGCCGGAAAGATTCCCTGAACCGGTTTTACTCGATACCAAAAAGAAAGTCGGTTCGCGCGTATGGAACGCGCTTTATCAGCAGCATCCTATGGACGCTGAGTCGCAGCAATTTAAGCGCGATTGGTTTCAGATGTATACCACGCTTCCTAAAGAGCAATTTAAGCTTAGACGCGGCGGTGGTATTGATACAGCAACCAGCAAAGAAACGTCAGCCGACAATATGGCCATGGTAGACGTAGTTGTTGATTCACACGGATTTCTTTACGTTGATGATGTCTTCTGCGAGAAGGTTACGGTAAGCACATTCGCAAAGCATGTGAGCAATCAGCATGCATGTAAGGGGTACGCCAATATTAAATTGGAACAGAACAATGCCGGCGAAGCGATTAAGCAGCGTATCGATGAAGTCGGGCGTGATGAAAAAACATACCCGCCTGTTATAACAGAGCAGACTTCCACTGACAAGATGGTTCGCGCTATGGGGTTTCAACATTTGGTTGAAAATGGAACTTTGAAATTTAGATCTAGTAATTCTAAGATTGCTGAACTGATTGAGCACTTGATCAATTTTGACGGTAAGGGTGGAGACGTAGATGATGATGTCGATGCGCTGGGATTCGCGATTAAGGCGGTATTGGGTGGCGAGGAAGGTGGGATGTACTCACTGGGTATCGATATTATGCCAAGGAGAAATTAATGAAATTACAGTGGCCTAAATTTAATCCTCGGAAACCCGGTACTCCTGATAATGTGACCGTAAAAGAATTGAAGATGGAAGTGTCTAAACTGCAGTATAGTATCAGCATCCTATTAGGCGATAACATCCGCGTTAATACCGACGGAAATCCTTACCCCGATTATAAGACGGCGATCGCAGAAGTGGCTAAGAAGTATGAAGGCATAGCCGAGTGGGGCGTGCAGCAGGTCCGTAATATTGTCGATGTACGCGCTGCGTTTACTATCGGTCAAGGAATTAAACTGTCAGGAGACCGGGATAAATATCCCAATGAATTCGATTTCATCGATGAATTCTTAAAGTTCAACAATCTGGACGAAGAAGCGCCGCAGGATCTGGCCAAGGAAGCGGAAATCGAAGGACGCAGCCTGGTTAAGATGGTTTGGGATGAAGAAAAGCAGATGTCTTCATATCGGTTTATATCTTATTCGATTAACAATTACGAAGTCAAGACCAAAGATAATGATTATCAGAAATACACCGAAGTAGTTTATAAATTAAATGGTGCTGACCAGAAAATCGAAGCCAAGGATTTCGTCTATAAGAAATTCGCCGGCCGCATCTGCAAGGTTAACGACATCATGCCTAAGGTCGCAATGATATTGCGCCATTGCGAGGACCTGGATAAGGCTTTATACGACTGGCGATTGATCAATAACCTGTTTGCCGCGCCCACTCCGTATTTTAAATGTCAAAACGCCGAGGAAGCGAAGAAATTGCAGGCAGTGCTCAAGGAGTTAAATTGGAAGATCGGCAAGGCCTTGTGTGGCACCGCTGAATTTAGCCTAGTTGGAGTAGATGGTACCGGTATAGATTCCCTGGAGAAAGAAATAGTATCACTTATTAAGGTCATCTCGGGAAATACCGGCGTTCCTGTGCATTTCCTCGGCTTTCCGGATTTGATGAGCAATAGGGCAGTCTCAACCGATCTTTTTGAATCGCTGAACGCTTCAACCAGCAAAGAGAAGCATGTCTGGGAAGGGTTCTATGAGGAGTTATTTGATAAGGCCATTGAACAGTATAACGCAAACACTAAAAAGACCCGCCTGCAGACTGGAGTAGTTAAAGCGCAGATCATCAGCTTTACGGCAGAGCAGATGAATCAGCTGGCCAATATATGGCTTCCGTTATTCCAGGCAAACGTAATCGATCTTGACTATATGCTTTCAAAGATTCCGGATGCCGATCCTAAGAAAATCAAGAAGAGCGCTGATGAGGCAAATCAGAAAATGCTACAGTCGATCAAAGACCAGGAGGCCGCAGCTGCTAAGAGTGCCGCGGATAATCCCGAAGATCCATCAGCTGCACCCGGAGGGACTCAATGAGCAGGCAATACATAACGGCCAAAATTCAGAACTTGGCCAAGAAAGACATTCTCGAGATGATCCCCCAGGACACGATCACCCGGATCAAACAGACTGATCCCAAGCCTGAATTCAAAGTCTTTTGCGTCGGCCATGAAGGAACTGCCCAGGCCTCTGAATTAACAATGGGCGGCAAGGTAGTCAAGGCGTATCGCTATGTCAAGGAGATGATCCTTAAACTCGGCGAGAAGCTGCAATACGGCACGATCGCTTTTAATAAACATGGCGTAACCAATGAGCATGACGGCAGGGACAAGATCGGCGAGCTGGTAGGCAAGTCGGTCAAGATGATTGGGGATAAGTTATCTACCCTGGCCGCGATATATGTCTATCCGGAATTCCGAAAACTTAATCTTAATGTGGCATCAATTGAAGCCGAAGTGGCGTATACGCCAGGGGATGGCAATGATAATGATGTAGTTGGAATAGATAAAATAACGGGAATTGCTTTAGGCCAGTCAGGGGTTGACCAGCCTGCGTTCCCGGGGGCGACACTACTTGGAGTATTACAAAACTTCTCCAAGGAGACGCAGCATAACCGCGAAACGGGGGAAACCATGAAGACCAAAGATGAAGTGAAGGATGCGATCAGGGAGTTGGGTTTGAAAGTGACGGATATCTTCACAGAAACAGAGATCACTTCAAGCGAGCCGGCGAAGAAAGCCAAGCAGACCGAATACGAACACGCCAAGCGCGTGGAAGAGGCCCTGGGCAAGGAACGTGAGAACGTGATTACGCTTACCAAAGAACGCGATGACGCTATCGGCAAAGTCAAGACGCTCAACGAGCGCGTATCATCCACCCAGGTAGGAACATTATTTGCGGCTGAAGTAGCAACCCGCAAGCTGGATGATAAAGAAAAGGCGTTCATCAGCAAGAATCTTAAAGGGTTCAAGTCCGATAAGGAAGGCGATGAACTGAAAAACGAATTCAATAAATTCCTCGATAGCCAGCTGACCGAATACGTCGAGACGGCGAAGTTGCTGGGAGTTGAGATAAAGAAAAAGGATGATTCTAACGCTCCGGCGCCCGCGAATAACGATCCGAACGTGCCGTCCGCTGATGGCCAAAATACGGGGAACAAGCCGCTCGACGATCCAGCGGCCAATGACTTTATACCCAAGCCATAAACTTCCGGGCTCAGTCCCGCGTATCCTGGCCATGATTATGACCTAAATGGGCAGAGTAAAATTTCAGGTCTAAAAGGTAAATTCTGAGGAGGAAAGAGATGTCAAACGAGAAAGTAACGATAAGATGCGAACGCTGGAAATCGGTAAAAGTTACCGCGCCTACCGGGGGTCTGGTCGCCGGTCAGCTGTATCAGGTAGGGTACCTGATCGGCATGATCGTCAACGATGCCGATGTGGGTGAGGAAGCTGTGATGATATACAGCGCCGAAAAGATCGTTGTGGCCAAAACCGCAGGCTCAGGCATTGCCTTTGCCGTCGGCGATAAGGTGTATTACGACGAGAGTGAAAATGAGGTGACTACTCATTCCACCGGAAACACCCTTTGCGGACGCGCGACAGAGATATCCGCGGCTACTGATACTACCGCCGAGATAGATCTCCACGGCGATATCATCGCGTAAGTTAAGGAATAAAAGGAAGATTATTTTAAAAACGATTTAAGTAGGAGGAACAGATGAAAGGAAGAATCATAGCAGATTGGAGCAAGGTCGACTTCGCAAAGAAGACCGACTGCGCAAAAGTCCTCGGGGCGTTACAGCATTTCATGAGAATGCCCGCGGATAAAAATTCGCCGTTGCATAAGGCGATCCAGCATTTCTCGACCAAGGGAGACTTTCCGGCCGAGATATTGCAGATCCTGGACAGGTATCACGCCGTACCGGATTATGATCTGGGTTACGAACAGATCTTCGACATCCGTGATTTTACCGGGACCAACGTCAGCGGATTCGATATCCTCGACGTTTCGTCCGGGCTGACTTTCGGCAAGGTCAAAGTCGGCGAAAAGGCCAAGGTATACGGGATGTCCGGATCCAAGGCCAGCGTTACCTTCGATCAGTACGGCGGAGCCTTAGGATGGAGCCGTCTGCTTATTGATGATAGGCAGTATTGGACGATGGAAGATATCGCCATTGCTTTCCGCAACAAGGCGTACCAGTCCAAAGCATCGGACTTCTACAGCTTGATCGAAGCTGTTCCAACAGCCTGCAACGTGGCATGGGCAGCGGTAACCCCGGCCAGCTATGCCTCGAGCGGCGAGAATTACGAGGCGATCCGCGACGCGAATACCATCAATGCTGCGTGTCTGCAGATCCTCAAGGCTGTGAAGGATAAAGGCTACGGGATCAATCCCGGGACAACCTTGGTTGTTCTGGCTCCTATCGACCTTAAAGGCCGTATGGAAAGGGCGTCTAAACTCCTGCAACAGGCATTCGCAGGATCCGGACAGCGGATGAACTTCAACGTGAGCTTCATCTATTCGTTAATGCTTTCCAGCTCCTCGACATACTATGTCATCCTTCCGAAAATTAAAATGAAGGGCGGCACACGTATGGATCTGACCATCTTCTCCGATTTCGACATCCTTGCTTATGCCGATATGATGGCCGGCTGGCAGAGATACGGCGGCGCTATCGGTGATACTGATCAGGTCGCGAAGTGCGCAACATCGTAAGGTAAAGCAATCCAGGGCGGGCGGCTCACTATTGGGCCGCCCGCCCTGGTTTAAAGAAGAGGAAATAAATGGGTAGTGTCCGCATGCAGGATATAGCCAGAAGGCCGGAACCAAAAGAAACGCCGCGCAAGAACACCATCATCACGATGAATGGCCCTGTATACAACTCAAAGGTACAGGAAAAGCAGGATCATCTTGACCGATTATTCCGGCCTCATAAACAAAATTTATTGCATAGCAAGATGCCTTCTGGGATATGGAAAGGCAGACGGTGTTTTCTTATCGGCGGCGGCCCCAGCCTTAAAGGATTTGATTTCTCGCAGTTAAAAGGCGAGTTGGTGATTACGGTTAATCGCGCATTCGAAGATTGCTCCTGGTCAGCTATCAATATCTGCCAGGATGCCAGGGTGTTCGGGTGGTATGAAGGCGGAGATCTTGGCGAAGAAGCGAGGAAGAAATTTGCTTCCTATAAAGGATATAAGACTTGGCTAAACGTCCAGGCATTTCCGTTCCCGGAAGATATCTATCAGATCGATCTATGCCACGTTTCCGACTTTAATTATAAGAACTATTCCGGAGGAATCCCCCCGCATGGGAATTCAGGGTTGAATGCTTTATGTGTAGCGGCATGCCTGGGAGCTGATCCGATATATCTTCTCGGTTTTGATATGAAAGGATCAGACAAACACACCGCCAATTACCACAAAGGATATCCGACTCAGGATAGCGACAATGTATATCCGCAGTTCATACAGGATTTCAAGAATGCGATGGGTGCATTTAACCCGGGATCCAGGGTGATCAACCTTAATCCGGATAGCGCGCTGCGTTGCTTTCCTTTTGGTAGGTTTGAGGATCTGCCGAAGATTAAGCGGCCGATTGTTGCGTCTTTCTTCACCAAGGGTACCGGATACGAGCAGGAGATTAAGCGGCTTGAAGAATCGTGTATCCGGTACGGATTTGAATATGATTTCTTGCCGGCTGAAAACAAAGGAACATGGCGCAAGAATATCCACGCACGAATCCAGATATTGATGGATTTCTTAAATAAGCCGCACGGCCGGGATATCCTTTATATCGATGCAGACGGCGCGATTATAAATTATCCGACATTATTTGATAACTTTCAAGAAGACTTCGGCGCGGTATATATGGACCGTGAAAAGTATATGCCGAAAGTATGGAATAAAGAATTCTACGGAGAAGCTCCCGGAGGCAAGTGGGAGATTCTGGGCGGCACGATGTACTTAAAGAATAATATCAGAGTCCGCAAGATGCTTGAGAAATGGGAAGAACTCGACGCTCCGATGAATACTTATTTATCTCAGGTCCATTTACCGAACGCTATTAAGGCGGTACCGGATCTAAAAATAAGAAAGTTGCCCGACGGGTATTGCCAGATATTCGACATTATGGCTGAAGCCGGCGAACCGATTATTGAGCATTACCAGGCGTCAAGACGCAGTCTATTAAGCGTTAAATGCTAAAAGGAGATTGAGATGTCGATAACCGTCGGGACGAATAGCTGGTGCACCCTGGCAGAAGCCAACACTTATTTTACGACTCGTCTTGGCTGTGCGGCTTATTGGAATACCGCGGCATCTAAAGAAGCAGCGCTTGTGACTGCATTCAAGCAAATTATAGGATCGGGGTTATTTGATATCTCCGCTTCGGCCACAGAGCAGGAAATCAAAGACGCGCAGTGCGAAATGGCATTGTTCTTGCTTATTCACCAGGCCGATATGGATGCGCGTGCAGGCCTGCAGGCCCAAGGAGTGATTAAAGCGGGTATTGTCCAGGAAGAATACGATCCTGCGGCTGCCGGCAAGCCTATGATCCCGGCCAATGTCATGGCACTGCTTTCGGCATACACTTCGGTCAATCCGTTGTTTAGCGCAGAAATTACAAGGGATGATGACGCATGAGCGGACGGATTGCTAAGAAAATAAGACGCGAAGTTAAAGAAATGCGGCTGAATTTGGCTTCGGATTTGAAGACGTGGCTTGCGGAACTCCCTTTTTATCGGCGTTTTGTTATCGGATATAAAATATTTGTCGGGAGAAAATGGTGAAAATACAGGTAGTATTCGCGGAATTTGGATCTCCGGCGTTTGTTCCGGATATCGCCAACGTCAAAGCGGTTTTTCCGGAGGCAAAGATCGATATCTTCACCGAGAAAGACTGCCGAGGTCCTTTCTCTAAAGGAATCGATCACTGGGGAAATAAAATGAACGATTATTGGAAGGTTAAGAAGCTTATCGAATCAGACGCGGATATCGCTATCTCGCTTGACGCAGATATGAAGATAGTAAACAACTCCGCCCGGGCGATAATTCCCCTGGTTAAAAAGTTCGGGCTGTGCGTGCCGGCGAATCCCAGGAAGCTGGTTAAGATCGATACTCTGATTGGCAGTCATTCAGATAAGCAACTCGATGAAACCTTAGGCATGGGCTACGCGATGAATATGACTCCGATCGCTGTGGACAAGTCAAATGGTCGCGCAGTACAGGTGCTGAACACGTTCTGCCGAATGATGAATGATAATCCTGTCCGCGGACCTTTATCCATGTGGCGGGCCTGCTATGAGGTTGGATTCTTCCCTTGCTTACTTCCTCCGCAGTGGTGTGTATGCGCGGAAGACGTGGGAATGGGCAATGAGATCATGCTGCACATCGGCCATCAAAAAGTATGGGAGCATTATGCGAGCATCTTTTGAGTTTGCCTTAAAATCATTCCGGATAACCAAAGCTGTTGAAGTCGGCGTATATGAAGGTGAGAACGCCGAAAGCATGCTGCGTCAGGGAATAGATTTCCTGTACCTGGTTGATCCGTATAAGGCGCACGTGAATAACAGCATCGCAACAGACACAGCGATATATAAAGTTACCCAGGAAGATATGGACCGAGCGAAGACTCTGATGTTTCAAAGGGTATCTGCATACCCGGGCAAATCTCAGCTGATCGAACTTTTTTCTGAAGAAGCGGCGCAGCAGTTTGAAAACGATAGCGTCGATTTTGTTTATATCGATTCGATCCACAGTTATGACCAGGTCAAGAAAGATATCGCGGCCTGGTTTCCTAAGGTCCGCCCGGGCGGAGTTCTTGGCGGCCACGATTACGCTATGGGCAGCCATAAAGGCGATATCGGATATCTGGGGTTGATGAAAGCGGTTAATGAGTTCGCACAGGAAAAAGGTTTGCAATTGCACGCCATAGGTGCCGATTGGTGGGTGGTTAAATGATCAAAGAGCAATATCAGCCGGGAGTGCTTAAGTTGATCCAGCATCTTGATCATCTGCAAAAAATGCAGTCAAGTAAGATTGTGGCGCCTATCCATGTATCGATCTGGCCAACGGTAAGGTGTCAGTTATCCTGCGCGTATTGCTGCTGCAGGGATGAACAGCCGGCTTTAGATCTTTCCTGGGGAGATTTTAAGAATGCGGTCGAAGTGCTTGCTAAGTATGGTACCAGGGCAATCGAATTCGCCGGAGGGGGAGAACCGTTACTTTGGGAACATTTCAGTGCAGGCGTAGAACTTGTCCATGATCTTGGTTTGAAGATATCTTTGATCACTAACGGTTTGGCGCTGGATATAATCCCGGATTCTGTTTTGAATAGATTATCCTGGCTGCGGGTAAGCATACAATCAATCGATCATGCGCGCAAGATCGATTGGGAAGGGATAGCGTCTTTAACCCGGATAAGCGCGTCTTATATGGCCACGGATACTTTTGAACTTCCGCGACTATACGGTTTTGCAAAGGCAAATGATATCGTGGTACGCGTAGCGGCTCCACAACCCAGTAAAAATAATGAGTGTATTAAAGAGATGGTTGAGGCACTTGGCGAACCTTTATTCTTTGCAGAAAAGCCTCAAGGCGCGCCTAAAGGATGTTATATGGCATGGATCCGCGCGGCGATCGATTGGCGGGGATATTTTTTGCCGTGTCCTTCGGTAATGCTGGTTCCTGGATCTGTCGGGAAGATCAATAACGCTTTCCGGTTATGTCATGTATCCGGATTGGAAGGATGGCTGAACAATAACCCAGCTCATGATCTTGGTTTCAAATGCGTATTTTGTAATTGCGGAAAAGAAAACAACGACTTGATCCACGGATTGCTAACAAAGGTCGAAGATGCAGACTTTGTCTGATTTCCCGAACGGCGCAGTATTTGACGCCGAATACTTTGAGCGCGGCCGGTCTTCCGGAAAGAGTTGGTATGAGAATTACCACTGGCAGCCGCAACGCAGTTTCCGGGAAGCCTTGGCGATCGTAGATGCCTTGAGACTTGATAGCAAGAGCAAAATTCTCGATGTCGGATGCGCCAAAGGTTTTCTGGTTCGGGCCCTGCGGGAACTTGAGATCACCGCGGACGGTTGCGATATCAGTAAATACGCTCTCGCGCATGCGCCTAAGGGGTGCTGGTATTGTGGCGAGTTAGTTAATTGGGTGGGCAAGGATTATACCCACGCTTTCGCCAAAGACGTCCTGGAGCATTGTACTCCGGAGCAGCTGGACAATACTCTACAGGCAATCAAAATGGCGGCGCCACTTCTCATGTGCGTAGTTCCGCTGGGTGATTTTGGTAAATACAGGATACCGGAATATCACAAGGACGTTACGCATATCATTGCGGAAAATGAGAGATGGTGGACAGACGCATTTATTAAAAACGGATGGTCGATTAAGCACGCAACTTATCACTTAATAGGCATTAAAGATAACTGGACCCGGGAAACAGATAGAAAAGGCAATGCGGTTTTCTTATTGGAGAAATCGAATGTTTCTTAATGTAATCTTGGCGATCGATGAACGGCTTGAAGACGTAAAGCGCTGCGTGAAAAGCCTACGCGCGGTCTACGGGCCATCGGTTCCGATCGCTTTGGTAACTTATGGTGGAGTTGCGATCGGTAAGCAGCCGGCTATAGAAGAATATGCCAGGATCCAGGGCTTTCAGTATGTAGATATCGGCCGGCATAAGTTTCTTACCCTGGAAGATTCAGCTGAGTGGCATGCCTGCGAAGTCTTGGCGCGTCTGCAGATAACCAAGCATTTCGCGGATCTGGGTTACGACGAAATATATATCATGCACGCTGATGTGACCGTTGAAAAGGATTTTAGAGGCATATTCGCCGAAAAGGCTGTTGGCCAGTGGAGTTTTATCGCTTTTCTGATCAGAGCGGTGGAGAGTTTCGATATCCTATGCCAAAAAGGATCCTGGAAACTCTATTTTGAGGGCAATCGGTCCAGGCTGGCGGATATCATCGTTCGTTACAATCCGTCCTTTGTAGCGCGCGTGTACGCGGAATACAAGGATCCTGCAGGTATTTGGGAGAATTGGCTGTCTAAATTCACGCTTTGGGGCGATTTGGCCCAATTTGACGTGGCCCGCAAGTGGAACGGCTTCACTGGAAGGTATATTCCGGCTAAATCGGATATCGCTCCGCTTGGTGGCGGATCCATTATTCACAGTCCCCGGGAGAAGATTCCGGATTGCTTAGGTAAAGAAACGCATGTAGGACTGGACAGAGAAGGCGTGCGCAGGAATTACGAGCGGAGGGTCGAATGAGAGATATCACGATGCTCGTGGCACATTGTGACGATGAAGTGATCTTTGGCTGGCCGGTTCTGCCGCGGGCAAAGAAGATCATCTGCTGTTCATCGGATGCAAATAATCCCGCGCGCGCATGGTGCAAGGACCGTAAGAAGGCGCTAATAGAAATCTGCGATATGTTCGGAATTGAAATGGTGTGTTTTAATCACAACAGCGAATTTTACAAGATGGATGCCCGGGCTGGAGAGTTGATTAAATTCCAAAATGAGATAACACCGCACCTGCGCGAAGGACTGGTATTTACTCATAACGTCTGGGGAGAGTATGGTCACATGGATCATATTCTGGTTAATCAGATCGCCTTGGCCAGTGGAATGCCATTATTAACTACGGATATTTGTATCGATGCCGGATGGCTTAAATGCGCGCCGGCGCCCCAGGGTAATAAAATCCAGGACTGTGACATCGATCTTGATCTATATAACCGGTGCAAAGCGGTCTACGACAAATACGGATGCTGGACCTGGTCAAAGGCCCCTGTCATGAAAGCGAGCCTGTATGAGAATAATTAGTGCGCTGTTTAATAAAGTCGGCCGGGATTATCAGGTGATGGCGGATAACTTGAGAAAGAGCGTTTTTAAATTAGGATATGGCGGATATTACGATGGCAGCTTTGTTATTTATCCGCTTAAAGATGACCCTATCGAAGAATTTAAAAACAAAGGCGATTATCAGACGGCCTGCTTCTTCAAACCGCACTTAATCCTGAAGGCTCTAGATGATACCAAGGACGATATCATCTGGTTGGATATTGACTGCATTGTTAAGGCACGACTTGATGATATCTTGGGCGATGCTGATATAGCGGTGACGCTGCGCAGAGGATCCGGGTTACGTAATATCTATGATGGGTATCTCAACGCCGGCGTAATGGCGTTCAGGAATAACCAGGCAAGCAGGAATTTCATTAAGAAATGGATATCTAACATCCCGGGCAGCCGGGCTGATCAGGATGCGCTTAATAAAACGCTTATCGAGCATACGCTTTTTGATAAATACAACGAGTTGGTGGATTGCGGCTTCGCCAAGGTGATGATTCGTTCCTGCGACGAATATAACTTCTTCTATTTTTCGGAAGCCAACAATGCAAAGATCTATCACATTAAGGGATCTCTGCGCGCGCCATATTACAATAATTGCGCTAAAGAAGTTTTAGGAAGTGAGGCGTCCTTAATATGAAGATCTTAGTCACTGGCGGATGCGGATTTATCGGTTTTCATGTCGTTAAGCGCCTGGTAAACGATTGCCATGAGGTTATGGTTATCGACAACCTGTCGACCGGTAAAATAGATAATTTATCGTCATTTGGCGACAGAGTTGGGATACATATCCGGGATATCCGGTCAATCGACGCAGAGATGCTTAAAGGGGTAGATTGCATTCTGCATCAAGCCGCTCTCAAAAGTGTGCCTAAATCATTCTTAAACCCTACTGATTATTTCAAGGTAAATGTTATCGATACGCTGGATATGGTACTAAAAGCGCAACAGGCAGGCGTGAAAAAGATCGTATTAGCGTCATCCAGTTCGGTCTACGGAGAACAAACCGTTTTTCCGGAGAAGGAAGATGCGAGGCTTGTGCCGGCATCACCTTATGCGGCCAGCAAGTTGGGGATGGAACACATCGCCGGAGTGTATTCAAGCGATGCTATGCCGATCGTATGTTTAAGATATTTTAATGTCTTTGGAGAAAACCAGCCGGCTGACGACGAGTATTCTGCAGTCATCCCGAAATTTATCAGACAACTTAAAAACGATCTGCCGGTAACTATTTTCGGGGATGGTTCACAGGAACGGGATTTTACTTATGTTGAAAACGTCGTTGAGGCAAATGTCCAGGCTTTAATGCATGGATCCGGCGGGGTATTCAACGTAGCCGACGGTTTCCCGAAATCGATTAATGATCTGCATGCGCATATAAGCCGGATCATGGGCAAGGATATCGCTCCTTGTTATCAAGATAAAAGGATTGGGGATATCCAGAAGACGCACGCTGATATTACGAAGATCAGTAAAGAGTTACGGTGGACCGGAAAAGTAAGCTTTGTTGAAGGGCTGGAGAGGACTATCCGATGGCACTTAGAGAATTAAATAGCCAACAGCAAGAATTGTATTTGCGCACATATATCGATCAACTGCGTGCGGTATACCGTGACGCCCAGGCAAAACTTATTAAGAAATTAGGGTCCTTAAGCATCACGGAGTTCAATAGGCAACGCTCAGAGGTACTTCTCCAGGAAGTAAAAGGTATCGTTGCCGGATTGAATAAAGAAGCATACGCCTGGTCAAAGAAAGCGATCCCGGTGTCTTATAACCGCGGCATAGACTTTGCGGCTGATAAATTGAAGACTTTGGATGTAACCAGGTTCGTAAATTATGACGCTAAGATTCATACTGCCGCAATCTCCGTTATGGTAGATAGCGTGGCAGTAGATTTAATTTCAGCGAATGAGAGTATCGGCCGCGTATTTAATCGATTTATACGGCAGACACAACAAGGGATCCTTCAGGATGCGCAGATATCAAAGACGATCGCCGAAGGTATGATCTCCGGGGACACCAGGCGCGCGGTATCTGACAACATCCTTAAATCTTTACGCGCCAAAATGGAGAATGAGCAGTTCATTTCGATCAATGGCCGTGATTATCGTCCGGACAAGTACGCTGAACTACTTGCACGTACACGCACGCGCGAGGCTACTTCCCGAGGAACGATAAATACGGCACTGCGCTATGGTGTCGACCTGGTGGAGTGGGACAGTCACTCGGAGATCTGCGAATACTGCGCGCAGTTCGCCGGCCGGGTGTATTCGATAAGCGGCACCGACAAGAGTTTTCCGCAGCTGAAGGAGATGCCGCCTTTGCATCCGAATTGCAAATGCGTAGTGATTCCAGTCACCAAAGAAAATATCGAAAGCAGGGGACAACTCGACGCCATAATAAAACTCAGTAACGCGCCGAGTATTAAAGTAGATAGTTTTGCAAGGTTTGAAGAACTAATGCTTTCCGCATAGGAGATCTGATGCTGAACGCGTATATGACAGACGACATAACCATACAGACAATAGTATACGGGACCTGGGGAACGGCTACTCCGACCAATGTACCTATTAAGGGGCGCTTTGAGTTTAAGACTAAGTTGGTCCGCAACACGGCCGGCGAACAAGTAGTATCGAGCGCGAATGTCATGATCCCGGTGATGACTATAAATCATAAAGACCTGGTGGTTTATGGTACTAAGACTTATTCGATCCTTAGCATCGAGGAAAAGAAAGATTTTACCAAGCGGTTTATATTAATCTATCTGGCGTAAACATGAACATTAACCAATCTATCCATTTCGACTCATCGGACTTCGATAAAAAAATGAAACTTATCTTAAAAGTGGCCATCCCGGGACTCATAGGGAAAGGTATTGGCCGAGCGATGCTCGATATGATGAACGATTGCGTAATGGAAGTTCCGACGGTGCCACTTAAGGAAGGTTGGTTACGCGGATCAGCCAGCATATTTGTGCAAAATAAACTTTTAGCTACAGGGGAAGGTTTGCCGAAAGCTAAATCCGGGAAGGCAAACACTTCGCATAGCGAAAGCATCAATATAGAAAATTACGTTGGCTTGATCGGTTTCGCGGTTCCGTATGCGGCCAAGATGCACGAAGGGATAGATTTTCAATTCAGCGAACCTTCTTCCGGGCCGAAGTATCTCGAAAGCAAGATGATCAGCAAAAGGAGTCATTACTTGCTAGTTGTGGCCAACACAATAAAAGAGGGCGGGGAATGATCAAGCAACTCACGCAGTATATAAAGAATAGCACCACCGGTTTTACGATCGACACCAACTTATTCGCGGGCTTCGCTCCTTCTTCCGCGGGAGAAGATATCGTTATTATCCGCGAATCGGGTGGGTCTCCGGATTTCGACCTTATCGACAAAGCTGACGTTGCCATTCAGGTATTATCGAGGGCGCGGGATTACTGGACAGCCAGGGCAAACGCTGTAAAGGTATTCGCTTGTCTGCATGGTATTTCGGGCATTACGCTTCCCGTGATCGATGCAGGGACGTATTACATAAATACTGCGGAGGCGATAACGGTCCCTCAGAGTTTGGGACAGGACGAACAGGGGCTTTTTAATATCAGTACAAATTACATCGTGCGTATTAAAAACGCATAACCAAGGAGGAGCAAAATGGTTAGGGATCTAGGACCGTGTTCAATAACATTCAACAGCGTGGATTTGGGATCGACCAAGGGCGGGGTGAAATTCAAATACACCGAAGAAAGCAAACCGGTGAACGAGGATCAGAAAGGCGTTACCAACGTCGATGAGATCAAAATCGGAGCTTCTGCTTGCGAGGTTGAAGTTCCGTTAACTCGTTCTACCTTGGCGAAGTTAGCCGCGGTGATCGGAGGATCATCCTATACCGGTACCAAGCTTAACGTGAACAACCGGGTGGGGGTTTCGATGTACGACAACGCCGGGCTGTTAATATTAAAGCCTATCGTAAATAACGTCGCATCTACCAACTCGGCGGACTGGCTGCAGATTCCAAAGGCATATCCGAAGGTGGATTTCGAAGTGATCTTCGATGCCGAAAGCCAGAGAATATACAAGACGGTATTCAAAGGATTTCCCGACCCTGTTTCCGGTTTAATCTGGAAGATGGGTGCGTAAGAAAGCATATACCGATTAGTAATTACTGAAAGGCAGGTGTGGGTATGGCAACATTGAAAAAAGAAGAAGTCAAGCAACTTTCCGAGCCAATTGTCATTGAGGCCGGAATCTTGGGAGACAAGGAATACAGGGTCGAAAAAGTAACTACGGATATCTTGGATGAGGTTAACAAACTCGCGCCTAAGGATACGCCTAAAGATCAGATACCTATGGATACGCCTATCAAGCAGTTAGCTGTATTGCTCGGAGTCCCCGCAGAAGAGTTTAAAGGGGCAGATCTGCGCATGATCGGTAAAGTCCTCGGGTTCATCATGAGCGAGATAACCAAAGGGCTCGATACAGTAAAAAACCCTTCGCCGGCAGAGGCAAAACTTTAGTCGTAATTGCTTCTGCCTTCCCAGGGTTCAGCTATTCTGAACTCCTGAATCTCGACGTTAGGGATTTAGCTTTTTGGTTCAGAGAGGCTCAGAAAAAATCGATACAAGGCCAGATGAAGGCTATCCAAGCCGCAAGATTAGCGCAGGCGCAGGATAACGATTATCAAGAAGCAATGACGGGACTACAGAGCCAAATAGCTAAATTAGAGTTTGGAGAGGAAAAGATAGTGGAAGAAAGTTGGAGCGAACTTAGAAAAGCAGGTCGGGGGTAAGATGGAGGTGAAATTTGTTTGACGCGGGTAGTATCGTTGGTCGTCTTGTTTTAGACACGTCAGGATTCCAGACTTCGGCTGTAAGTGCTTCCAGGCGAATAGAACAACTCGGTCAAAATATTATCACAACCACGCGCCAGCTCACGCGCGCGGCTTCCAACATGACTTTTCTGGGCGCGGCTATCACGGCCCCTATAATTGCGGCTTTTAAAAGTGCAGAGAAATATTCTAATCCTGTACGCACAGAATTAGAGAAAATGAATAATGCTTTTATCGGGTTGAGAGTGTCTGTCGCGGAGAGCCTGCTTCCCGTAATGCATCAATTTGGGAACGTCATTGCTGATTTGGTGAACAGGTGGAATACGCTTTCTCCTACACTCAGGGAAAATATATTGAGGACGGCTTTAATGACAGGAGTATTCCTCACTCTGGGCGGAACAATAAGCATGATTGCGTTGAAAATAATAATGTTGATAGGTTCTGTAGTAAAACTTACTGGTGTGTTTTTGGCTTTTGCAGCTGTCAACCCTGCATTAGCACTTATCTATGTCGCTATCGCAGGCATAGTATTCGCCATGTTGAAATGGAAAGCAGTAGGCGATATCGTCATGAATACGATTTCGATTCTTTGCGACGTAGCCTGGGCTGGGTTGAATTCAGTTTTATTCGTAACCGATTCGATAGCGGCCGCTACCCTGGCGATTATTCCCGGATGCAAGAAATTATCAGAACAATATGCTCAATTAGCGAATGATTCTCTAAGGCGTGTTGGCGATGCCGGTAAAAACGTCTGGGATACCCTAGTGACCGGCCAGAGTAATGCCTCCAGGGGATTAGATGACATGAAAACGCAAATGCAATCTTGGGGGGATCTATTTAAAAACTTAGGCAGTCAAGAAGTCGGCGTTAAGAATTGGCAGGAAGCTCCAAAGACATTTGTTCAGGGCTGGAACGATGCTTGGGCTAAGACCACGGCTGATCTGCAGAATTGGGGCGCTATGGCCGAGAACATAGTCCAACAGGTGGCTTCGGGGATGCAATCATCAATCAGCGGATTCTTGATGAATGTAAGAGATTATTTCAACGGTTCGAGAGATTTTTTCGTGGAGTTTGGTAATTTTATATTGAAGATTTTAGCGGATGTTATAGCACAAATTATCACTGCAAAAATCATAGCAGGAATAGGCACTGTATTCAATTTCGGCGCAGCATCAGTCGGTAGTTCCAATATTGCGGGAAGTTCATTCAATACGGCCGGTTTAAGTTTAGGTAGTTACGCGGAAGGAACGGATGCGATTCAATACACCGGGAATTACCGGCTGCACGAAGGCGAAAAAGTTACTCCCAAATACGACGCCAATAAAAGCGGAACGATTGAAGTTGCCATCGCTAATCACATAACTCCCGAAGCAATAGCCACGGCAATGTCCGGGCAGGAAGGTAAAGGAGTCATCGTGAATACGATAGATATTAATGCTTTGCGCAATGGATCATCCCGCAGGACCATAAGGAGAAAATAATGGCGGATTGGGCCCCAAAGAGAGAATCAATAGAAGGCCAGCGCGATTTCAACGTCGAGGAGTCGGTATTCGACAACAAAAGCGATGAAGTAAGGCTTATCCCCCCCGATGAACTCATCGGTTTTACCATCAAAAGCCCTAATCTTACTTACGCCAAGCTTCAGGATTATATAACTTTCTTTCGAAGCAAGCTCGGGGCGTTG